ATCGACGTCAACGGGTACGGGATCAACACCCACACGGTGCCTGCGCCGTTCATCGCATACCGTGTCCGTACGATCGATGTTCCGTTCATCGTCAGCACGTATTACGGTACGCCGACGGTCGAACGGCATGATCTGCTCCCAACTGGCTGGGCAAGCAGCAGTGTCAGCTCTGGCGCGGCAGTTCGGCTCAACACGCGATACCTGACTCAGCACTCGTCGCTGCAGTTCACTCTGACCGGCACGCCGGATGTGCAGCACTCCCGCAGGTATGTTGGTGCGTTCAGCACTGACAGTCTGGAGTTCGGTGCGCACGAGATCTACAACCTGACTCGCTCGATCGAGGTGGGGCCGTACGCCACCAACTCGCCGCCAAACGAGCTGGGCAACGCTGCGTGGATTCGTAACCGGAACGTAACGCTTGTTGCAAACAGCTTCGATTCGTTGCGGTTTGGTAACTACACCAGCACGTACGTTACAAATGCTGCTCGCCAGATCATCCCTGAGGGCATCGACTCGGTGCGCTGGGGCGGCACTGACGTCTCGCACTTCGTCCGCACGATCCAGCTCGACGGGTTTGACAGCTTCACCAGCCGCCACTGGCACGTCGTTTACAACGCTGCGCGCGTAATCTCCGCACCGACCATTGGTGTTGGCGCTGTCGGCATCCCGACTGATGTCCGCAACCTCAACCGCACTGTTGGTCAGTGGTCGGTTGGAGACACTGCGACCTTCGGCACTGCGTTCGTGGCTCCGTCTGTGCGGACGCTCACGCAGTTCAACTCGTACCCGCACCTCTCTGCGTATTTCGGTACGCCGGGCGTGCGCTTCGCAGTGCTGCCGGTCTTCCCACCGTCAGTCGTCCCTGAGTATCCGCTTGGCGTGCAGCGCCCTGACGGCTTGTTCGGTGCGACCGTCGTCACTGGGCCATTCATCCGCACGATCCGCCCGAATAACGCGATCGGTCCGGAGGTCATCAGCAACAACGCTGACGTCCGGAACCGCAATCGTGTCGTGTACCCTATCAGCGCGGTGACGCGCGACGACTTCGGTCCATTCACTACGGTCGAAAACTACGTCCGCAGCCTGACCGGTGTCGGCTGGCAGTCATCTGACTTTGGTGCGCACACGGTGGCTGATCGCGCGCAGCGCGCGTATCCAGCTACGTTGACCCTGCCGGTGTTCTCGGTCAGCCATCAGGTGCGCAACCTGTCGCCTGATCCGCCGTCGCTGCAGTACCTGACTGTTGGATACTGGGACGAAATCCTTACGTTCCCAATGCCGTCGATCCGGTTCCCGACGTTCTATCCGCTTGGGTGGGACAGCGCGGCGTACGGCATGGCGACGGTTCGCAGCAACCAGATCTTGGTCGATCGCGGTATCGTGAATCTGGACCAAGTCGGTGTGCCGTGGGCGCGCGGTCCGCAGTACCTGAATTTCGACGGCGACGGTTTCCAAGACACGCAAGAGCCGCCGCGCGTGCGTGTGTCGCCGCATACGATTTATGCGCCGTTCGGTGACCAAGCGACTGGGCAGGCTCGCGCGAACCACCCGACGGCGAACCTGCCCAATGACATCGGTCCTGAGGTCTTCGGCGTCAGTACCGTCACCAACCGGAACCGGACCATCTATCCGGTCGGTGCGTCGTTCGGTCGCTACGGCGAGCCGATCATGTCGCTGCGCTTCCAGTACGTGTACCCGGTGCAGATCAAGTCGCTGCGCATGGGGCTTGCGGTCATTCTCGGTGTCGAGCAGTACATCAATCTGGATACCTTCAACGACGGTATCTTGTCGCTCGCGTTCGGCACTGTATCCGTAGCACGCCCGCCTGCCAACCCGGCGTACATTCTTCCAGCTGGAACGGCCTTTACTGTTCTCGGCACGCCGACGATTGAGAACCTCAACCGCGAGATTCTGCCGTCAGGCATCCCGCACCGGGGTAACCCACAGCAGGGCTTCACCAATCCGTGGGGACTTCCAGAGTTTGGTTTCCACCGCATGCTGGTGATGACTGGGTTCCGTTCTTCGTCTTTTGGCACTCACAGAGTGGAATACAGGATTCGGCACGTGTACCCTGATGGGCATGACTCGTTGTCGCTCCTCGAAGAGGACATCATCAACTTCCGCGACCGAATGGTCGTCAAAGGTCGGCGTCTAGTGTTACCGTCAACAATCCCCTCGCAAGAGAGCGTTCCACAACCAGTGGTGGTCTAATGAGCAAGACGATGCAGTACCCGCTTCCGGTGGCTGGTGTCGATGTCCTATCGACGCAGACCAGTCTCGTGAAAGGAACAGTCCGGTCGGCAGTGAACGTCGACATCAGCCGTGACGGTACGTACTCGCGCCGAGAAGGCTTCGCTCGTCGAATGGCTGACTCAGGTTTGCACAGTCTCTACTACGCCCCGCAAAAGGGGTGGACGCTGGTAGCCAAGAACGCACAGCTCAACAAGCTGGACGTCGACGCATACACGCTCGACCCGCTGTTTACACTCGGGTCTGCGAAGCCGGTGAGCTACACGGAGTACAACGGCAACCTGTACTTCTGCAACCGTGACTCGTTCGGCTGGGTGCCGAGCGACAGCTCCACGGCGCGTGCTGTCGGCGTACCAACGCCGTCTACACCGGCGCTTTCGAGCACTGACGGCGGTCTGCTGCCCGGTAAGTACGGCGTGGTCATCACACTGCTCAACGACCGTGGTGAGGAGAGCGGAGCTTCTGAGGTTCAGTTCTTGGACCTCCCAAACGGTGGTGGCATCCGCTTGTCAGGTCTGCCCACGCTCTCTGGCTGGTCAGTGGTGGTCTACATCACGCCAGCTGACGGCGATCAGCTTCGCTTCGTCGCTGAGCTGCCAGCGGCTTTCTCGTCGTACGTCGTGGCCGAGCAGGCTCAGGGTGGTGAATGCGAGACGCCGTTTCTGGTCCCGCTCCCTGCCGGTGACTTCGTGCGCGCGCTCGCGGGTAGGCTCTACACGGCGAAGAACGGCACGCTGTACTTCTCTGAAGCCATGCGTCCGCACCTTTACAACCCCGCGTTCGGGTACATCCCATTCAGCGGGCACATCTCTTTTGTGGAGGCAGTAGCCGACGGTATCTACGTCGGCGACAGCCGTGGCGTGTGGTTCTTGGCTGGTCTGGACCCGACCAAGTTTGAGAAGCGTCGCGTGTCTGGCCATCGCGCAGTCGCCGGTTCCAGCACGCTTGTGCAGCCGACGAACTTCGATGGTGAGAAAGTCAGGGCAGAGCTGCCAGTCGCTCTGTGGCTTAGCGAGGCCGGGTATGTAACCGGCCTTCCCGGCGGTACGGTAATTGAGGTCCATGCCGACAGAATCCGCGTGCCAAAAGGCCTTACTGGCCGCACGACCCTCCTCCTGAGGGAAGGTCGAAAACAAGTTGTTACTCCTGTAAACTCCACGTCCACGGCGTCCTTCGGAACCGCTGTCGACTCTGTAATCCTGTAAGGAGATTCTCCCAATGTTCGATCGTGACCTTCTGAAGCACGCCGGTGAATTCCGCCGGTACCTGAGCAACCACCAGTACGAAGTCGATGAGACTGGTGGCGTCGTATTCGCCAAAGCTGCCGCGCGCGGTACTGGCGTGTACATCCATGACGTAAACGGCCTTGACCCCCAGATCTCGGAGAACAACATTCCCGATGAGGGGTTGATCTACCTGTTGAATACCGGCCTCAACAACGGCACCAAGCTGACCGCATGGTATCTGGCGCTGTACGCCGCCAACTACACCCCGCTGGCTGGCCTCACCGCTGCGAGCTTCCCGGCGACGGCGAGCGAGATTACCAGCGGTACGGAAGGCTACTCGGAGTCGACTCGTCAGGTCTGGACTCCGACCACGCCGACCACGCCGCTGATCGACAATCTGGCAAACAAAGCCGCGTTCACCATCGTGACTGCCAGCTCGCTGGCTGTGTACGGTGCGGCGCTGCTGAGCGAGTCCGCCAAGGGTGCGGTCACCGGCAAGATCATCTCGGCCACGAAGTTCGGTGCGGTGCGCACGCTGTACAACACGGATACGTTCAATCTCGCGTACCGTGTCACGCTGACCTCGACCTGATCTTGACATGGCCGTGTACGATGGGGTTCCATCGATCCGGCTCGAAGGCGATGAAGGACGTGCCTTGGCTCTCATTCCTGAGGCCAAGGCACTTCTCTATAAGGTCCAGAACATCCTGTCGAAGACCGGTACAAGCACCTACTCGATGTCGCGTCGGGTGGACGAAGACTCCTACATCTTCGTGTTGTGTGCTGGTGGTCAGAACATCATCACGATCTCTGTAGCGCCGACTGTTCCCGACATCGTAACGCCACCGTCCGTAGAGCCGCTTGAGCGCCTGTTCCCCGACTTCTATTCGGGGCTGGTGTACGACGGCAAGCTCGGTGAGCGCACGCGCACTATTGATGGCGAGACTGTTCGCTACGCCGTCTGCGAGTCCTTCGCTCCTACGTCTGTGTGCCAGCGCACGCACGATCTGAATCCCGGCCGTCAGCCAGTTGGTCGTCTAGCAATCCGCCCGCACGGAGAACTTCCGGAGCTGGAGAACGACGGCTTTGGTCCGTCGTACACGCAGTACCAGCGCCTGCGCCCGTCCATGTACTCGGGGCGAATGAAGCAGGTTGTGCAGGTACTGATGGGGCTCGGTCGCATCGGTAAAGCCAAGATGCGCGATCCGACGCGCGACGTGCCTGACTCGCAGTACATCAAGCAAGTCGACCGCAACGGCGTGCAGATCCGCTACGACTACAAGTTCAACCGTACGCATGGAATCTCACGTGGTACTGACGGTCGTCTATGGCTTGTTGAGATCAGCATCTCGCGTGGCGTGCTGGCCTTCCCGCTACCAATCTTTCCGCAATCAGACACGGCTGGGTACATCGCCAGAGCCGAAGCGCTGGGCGACGACGCCATGGTCACTGCGCTTGAAGAGCTTGGGTGCCTGCCGACTGGTGAGTCGTTCCCCGCAGACCTTGAGGCCAAGATCGCTTCGGGTGACGTGCTGCGCCTCTTGACCGCTGATGAGCTTCGTCCTTTCTACGACCACAGCTCTTACAGTTCGTCGATGGGCTGGGCATTCAGTAAACGCGGTAACGAGGCCCACAACACTGCGTGGTACTTCTCGGATTCTGACGGCATCCAGCGCGGCGTCTGGTACCAAATCAACATCCGCATCGGGGCGATTGAGACGAACCGTGAACCGAACCAGCCGATCGCTGTCGCGTCCGCCAGTATCCGACGTCAGGGCGAAGGAAAGATCTACTGCCCGCCGTTTCCAAAGACCAGCTGGGCTCGGTACGTGCCGATCAAGTTCCACGAGCCGCTGTTACCCGGCCTGCTGAGCCATGACGGCGCGCCTGCGTATGGGGCCACCAACGTCGCTGGTCCGCACTGCGACACCGTGATGTTCGTGTGTTTCGTGGGCGACGACCTCAAGACCGTGCGCTACTACCGCAACCCGCGAGTGATCGACAACTCAGGGACTGAGGACTCACGTATCCCCGGTGAGTGCCTCTATGCTGATTCGTGGCAGATCGTAACGCGCAGTGGGAACATGTCGATTCCGGCCATGATGTACTCGAATGACTTCGATGACCGACGCGCGCTGCAAGGTACGCTGGTCACCACGAACATCGAGTCTCGTGACCTTGGATATGACCCACCACGCTTCTCGGACTACATCACGAACCCGCAGGTTGCGCGAGTCTCGCGCAACCGCGTCTTCCGCCGCACTACGCACACGGAGACTCAGAACGGAGATTCAGTCGGCTCGGTCGTGGCCATCCCGCAGTACAGCCGCGAGGCTTACTACTACGCCACTGGCAGCACGTTCACTGGTGGGCGGACCATCTCGACCAACGTCGGGTATGACGTCCTGCAGGACCCGAACGTAGGGTATTCGTGGCGCGCGTTCCCGTCTGGATATGCTGGGTTCCCGTGGCCGTCTGGCATTGGTTGCACGCCTGACCGCTGCGGCGGTATCTGGACGCCAGACGGCAGCAAGCCGCACTCTGAGCGCAAGGTTGTATGTACGACGTATGAGAACTTCAGCTGCGCAGAGTACGCCGACGCTGGCACTTGGTTGACCCTGTGTCAGGTGGTTGACCGCTTCAATCAGCCGGGCATGGACAAGACGCCGTCGTACTCGGTGAACGTCATTGGGCCGGATTCTCGCGCTGAGCTTAAGTTGGTATCGCCCGGTCATGGTGGCCCAGTGAGTATCCCGCTGACTTTCAGTGAGTTCTCCAACAAGTGGCAAGCGCCGTCGCCTGACCCTGAGACCTTCATCATTCAATTCATCTACGCCACGCACAGTTCGCTTGGCGCTGACCTTCTGATCTACTATGACAACCTGTCCGTGGCGAGTCCAAACGTAGTGAAGATCGGTTTCGCGCCAGACACCATCACCAACGCTGACGGCTTCCCCTGCGTCGTAGGAGTGAACTCCCAATGAGCATCATTGACGAATCCGTAGAATCTGCCGCCGCAGCGACTTCGACGTGTCCATCGATCGGTATTACCGCCACGACCATTGGGTCCGGTTTGGCTGGGAACCTCGCGTTGGCTGGCCTCACTCCAGCTACGACTGTGGGATCTGCTGCCACGACCTCGCAGGTAGTTATCGAGGCGTTCGCTACTCTGATTGGCAGCGCTGCGGCGACGAACACCGTGGTGACCAGTGCCGAGGTTGTGGAGC